CATTGCCGTGCCAGTAATCGTAAAGCATCGCGTTGATTATTCTTCCTTTGTTGCCGAATTCAAGCGGGAACAGGCTCCCCGGGACCAACCCTAGCTCCCCCACAAGAGCACCGAACTTTGCCGTCGTTAGTTTGTAGATTTTCACTTATTTTCTTGTTGAATATTAGGGCCGCATCGACGTTGGTAATGATCTGCCGGACTGACGGAGCGTGGGTATGGTCCGACGCATCTCTTTGCACAATGAGCATCCTCCTGGTTGCTTCGAGGATATCACGTTGCCGCTTGATGTTATTCGCCAAACTCACCGATTCTTACTCTTGCCAGCTGAACGAAGCGCGATCGCAACCATCTGTTCAAAGCTCCTGGCCTTGCCTCCGGCCCCACGCTCCTTGCCTTTCTTCTTATTATCCTTCATCAGTTCCCGCATGTTCTTCGATACGTTCTTTCCTAGTTGCATAGTTTACTTTCCTTTCTGTTTGTTGTTTACCGACATTATGCTGTTTCTTCTCCAACCACGTCGTCCCAGGTAGCCTCTTCACCGTGCCAGGTCTCCCGCTGTCCGCGCAGCCACTTAGGCTTATCGCCTGGAGTAGTGAAGCTCGACTCGTTCCACAGAACGTTGTTGCCAGGCACTGCCGTGATCCTGCCGTTGTTTAGTCTAATAAAGTGATGAGACTTGGTCTGCTCCGGGGCCATGGAGAATCCGTCTCCGTATGGTTCCGCGGTAAACATGTATCTACCGGCCTCCCATATCTTTCTGCTAGCTATCCATACTCTGCATGGAAGTCCCATAAGATACTCATACTCGATCGTCGTAAAGTTCCAGCCAAAACAATCCCACCTCTGCGCGTCGTTGAGATCCCAATCCATGATCGCAATGTCACCGTGAGCCAAGGCATGCAGTGGAAGTCCACGGTAGATCGCTCCACACTTGAGCATGACAGTGCATCCCCAGGCCCGGCCGGGGATCGCTGTCAGTCCAAACCAGACAGCGTCTTCTATCTCTTGCTTCTCACCGTCAGACACAAACGCCATGTCGACCTTGACGTATAGGTGGCGCGGAAGGTTGGCTGCGTGGGTCATTTAACCCTCTTCCAGATCTCGTCAGTCTTATCAAACTTTAGAGACCAGTTCATGAACCTATTGTAAATAGAATATCCCCAACCAAACCGCATAAACGTTCTCGAGATCAAGTCTCCTATCCAATAAAAAGTCCAGGCAAGGGCTCTCATTTGGTTAGCTTGTCGCAGTAGATTGCTAGCAATCCAAAAACAACCACCCAAACAATAATTGCGTACCAACCGCTCATCTCCACTGTCCTCCGGTTAACCAGGCGACCAGGACCCACCTAGAGCCAAAGAACACTGGCAGTGCCTGGTGCTTTATGTAGGTGGGGAACATCGTCGCCGATCCCCGCTTCTTAACATCCTTGGCGTTGTGCAAGTCGCACTCAACCCGGAGCCCTCCGCCGAGAAACTCTGATGGATCTGATAGGTTGATCACCATCGTTAGCTTGCGATCGCTACCGTCGAAGCAGTCGAAGTGTGGCAGGAAAAACTGTCCCGGCCTATAGCGCAGGATCTGCAGTTGTTGCATCCCGGTAATGTCCAGCCTGTAGTGCTGTTGGTTTAGGTCCCCGGCCATGTTCTTCACCACTTCATATAGCCACCTATAATGTTCCGCGAACGGCACCCAACACGACGAGCATGTCCTGGTGAACGCGGCCCGGGTTGTTCCGTCCTTATTCATGATGTGAGATCTCTTCATGCCTATGACCTGGGCATCGTCTCGGATCATGTTGCACTGGTGCTCAGTCAACACGTCCGGCTCGCACACTGCCGTAAGAATCTTCTGCTTAAAGTCGCTCATGTCCAACCTCCTTGAGCGCGGTCTTCAGCGCGTACTGGAACAGGGCATCCTTGTCGTTCGCAATGTGGATGCGCCCTGCCTCAACGATTGATTCGTAGACGTCCTTGTCCACGTCCAGGCCCAACTCATAGCAGACAACTTTCTTCTCAGAAACAATTCTGATTAAATCTGCTTTAGGTTTGCCTGGATTTCTTTTGTCTTTGCCAGGATATCTTCTGGCTTGATTGACCTTAGAACGTTGCACCATTTGGGTTCTCCATGTATTGCGTTGACCGCGTCTTTACACTTGTCCTTGGGTTGCTCGTACACCGAGCATGGGGCGTGGGGACAAACATCTTTAGGAAAGATTGGCTTCACATACTTGTAGTACTTCGACGTGTGCTCAGGTCCGTAAGGTCCGTACAGTCCTACGGTTGGCGCGTCGAATATCGCTGTCATGTGCATGATTGCCGACTCCGGGCAAACTGCCATGTCGCAACGCGCAGCCAGGTGCAGTAGCGTCCTAACGTTGCGTAGTCTTCCCTGGAGATTGATGAGCCTCTTGTGCGTGATGGACAGGGGAGGATCGTCGTGGCCCACTGCTACGACTTGCCAATCCTTGTTCTCCTTTAGGAACGACTTAATGAATAGCCCTGCCTCGTAGGTTGGGTAGCTCTTCCACAGGCTAGATCCGCTGATCGAATAGAGCAGGAAAGGTCCTTCCGGATGGAATCCAATGTCGGCGAGTTCGTTCTGGTCCTTGTCCAACAGCTTTGCATAAGGCTTTTTAAGGTTGTCGTCGACCTCGACGCCCCAGGATCTGTAGACGTAGTCGTACACATTTCCGTCCAGGTGCGCTGTCTTTGATAGGATGTCGTCCAGGCAGACGTGGCCCTTGTAAGATTTCCAGGTGGCAATCGTAGGGGCCAACGGCATGACCCTGACTCCGGCGAATCCTTCCCACAGTGGCAAGTGCCGTTGCGGAACGTAAGCCTCGATCCTTCCGTCCCCCTCGTAGTGTTGCATGGCCCTAGCGATACCCATGGCAATGAACTGATCCCCGATCGCTCCACCGCGGTACAGGGCCGCGTATCCACCGGAGGCGCAACCAACCCTGTAAGGAATCGTGTAGGCATCGGCATGTGTGCCCGGAACCCCGCGGACCTCGTCAGGTACTACGACAGAATCGTGTGGATGATGCAGGCGATCGTCCAACATCATAGGATCTTTTAGGGTCAATATTCTCATGGTAGTACCTTATCAATTTCCTCAATCCACTTCGCGCGGTCGTCTCCATAGATCCCGGCTGCGTGTGGCATGAATCCGTCTGACTGCTTCTTGTCCTTCGGGGTATTGATCTCCATCGCATTCCATTCCCAACTCAGGAAACGAATAGAGTAACCGAGCATCCTGGCCCGGTAATTGGTGAAGGTCTGCTCCGGGAACGCGAATGGTGCGTACACGAAATTTGCCCAGGCGCCTGCATGTTGCTTGTCGCACACCATCACCCCGGTGTTAAAGTAACCCTGGGTCCACTTGATCGATCCAAGCATTGCCTGAGATAGAATCATCTCATTCGCCCGGCCCCAATGTAGCTGGTCACCGTGAGGCGCGTCGGCGCAAGCGTAGAAGTGCCCCTGCGGGAAAGTCTCGAATGGGTTTACGCACTCGCGCGAAATCAATACGTCGCTGTCAACGAACAGAGTCCTGTCAGCATTCTGCACCGCATCGACTAGCGACATTTTGGCTAGCAGTCCGATTGGATTCTCAGGCTTAATGACCACAAGATTGGCGTCCCAACGCTTAGAAGATTCTTCCATCCTTGGCAGGGAATGCTTTTCAAACCATTCCGGCAACTGGCAACTAACTGTTACTATTTGCCTCTTCATGAATGCCAACCTCCTTGATTGCCTTCTTCAGCCCCTCCGGGATGATCGTCAGCTTCCCGGTGGAATCAAACACATCTCCGCTGGAAGTCACCGCGTAGTATCTTTCTCCCCACTGGACGTAGATCATGTCGCATTCCTTTCGTCCATGAATCTCTGGATGATCTGATGCAGCCGATAATTTTCCCATGACAAATACTCCATGATGCGCTCCATCCTGGTCGACTCGTCCTTGTGGAGGAACACTGCGAGAGGGTCCTCCCAGGTCGTTGTCTTCGGGCCGATATGGATGCTTGAACTTCTTGTTGTCATTTGCCATTTATGATTCGATCCACGCGGGTGGCAACAAAATAAACAATCCCGGCCATCGGAAGCAGACATAGAATAGCAACTGTCACAAGACCTATCAGGAAAACAAACTCAACAAAAACGCCAGCCATTATCGTATTTTCCCTTCCTTCGCCTTGTAGAGTGTGAACACGGCTCGGACCAGTGCTCGCTCTAGGTGGTCGATGCATGTTTCCCCGGAGTCGTCCGGAGAAGACACGTTGCCATCGATCTGTTGCATCGCCCGGGTCATGTGGGCAATTGCCCGGTCGGAGTTGTAGCGGAGCGAATTCTTGTGGAACCAATCGCCAAACCCTGACTTGTTTGATCCTCGGTACATAATCCTGCGTATAACGTCTGCCGTTATAGTAACTACGTCGTCAATCCTTGGGCCTTTGTCCGTAGTCGTAGTCCCCTCCTGGAGCTCACGGACTGCTGTGCCTAGCGAATCGATTGCTTCCATAATTGATTCCATATTAACAGTCCCACTTTCTCAGGCTTTTATTGATCCTGCTGTTTGGGTCCCGGGCAGTCTTAGCCGAGGTCAACTTCTTCTTCATGCCCGACATGCGAGCACAAAAAGATTTGCGCCTCGCAGCCGAGGTCTCAGATCGAGCAGCCTGCTTCCTGCTGACCGGGGCCTTTAGGTTTCCGCCTGTAGACCGATTGTAGCTACGACGTCCGGCCTCATTTAGACCACCTTCCGGGTTCTTGCCTAGAGCTCTTTGCCATGCTGGACTATCGGCCATAACCAATCTCCTTTGCGGTTAGCTTTGACCTCTCAAACGCCTTCGCGGTTGGCGCTCCTTTAGAGCCGGGTTTCCTCATTTTCTCTTTAGAGCCAGCTTTAATCCTGGCTCTCTTTTTGTGAATGTTTGCGTATAGTCCTGGTTTCATTTTTATTTCTCCTTTTGTTAAACCACACCTTTTGGTTTGAATTTCTTGTCGAAGCACCACAATGCCAGGCAGTGCTGAAAAGCACTCCAGCCATCTTCCAACTCTTGCTCGCTCCACTTGTAAACAAACGGAGCGGACGGAGTCTTTGACGACAGGATCACCGACATGCAGTGCACTTCTTTACCCAGGGCCTTCCTATAGGCCCCTAGTTGCATGGCGTCGTGTGGGTACACCGGGCGCCTAGATGCTGTCACCTTCTCCGGGTCGAACGATCTGTTTTTCAGATCGATTAGGCATGTGCCATATTCGGAGTGATCGATCAGCGCGTCCGCCTTTCCGGCGTATCCAGCACCGACCAGAACCTTCTCTTCCCAATGCGCCTTGATGACCTCAGAGTTGATCCACTTCACCATGTGCTCCGCGAAGGGGAGGAGATCCTCGCGAATCTCAATATCCTTTACGGATACAGGCTCCTTCTTCTCGCGCAGTAGTGGAAGTAGTCTTTCCTGGACGTCATGCATAGCAGTGCCATGGTTCGACGCTTTCTTAGTCACTGCCTTGCTCAACTCCTCAACTGCCGAGGCCCAATCTTCCAGGGACTCACCGGGAAGTCTCGGGCGCTCGTCGGCTGCGAGTAGGACCTGGGTTATTTTCCAGGCATTGAGTTGAGGAGCGTCCTTCACCTTCATCACCGAAGTGACCGACGGAAGTAAATCAATTCCCTCCTTGGCTAGCTTCCTCACGTCCCGGAGCGTCGTGGGACGGTCAAATCCTGACGCGTCCTGGACCGTGTGGTAAGCCTCTCCGTCAGTCGAGTACCAGTGCGCGGAGAATTCCGCGGTCACTAACCTCGTTGGCGTTTCCGAATGAGTAGAGAGTTCCAGTGCCATTAGAACGGTGCTCCGTCGTCGGTCGCTACGGTAGATTTGACTCCACCGAGTTCTTTCGATAGGAGTATTTTTTCCTGGAGCCACTTGGGCAAGTTGACAAACTCGCCACCCTGGCCCTGCTCAATCTCGTATGAGACAAGATTGTTTACGCGCTCAGGAACGACCATGCCCTTGGGCAATTTGGATGCCGATCCGATCGCAGCGTAGGTCTTGCCGGACGTCTGGCTAACCTTGTGGACTACGTTGAGCAGTGCCGACTTCCCCAGGAAGTCAGTCACCTTGAACGAGGCAAGTTGCTTCGCGTTGAGCGCTGAACCGAGCCAGCCTTCAATGAATTTCCGAAGCGACGCCTTCGGTCCGATCGACGCGGTAAATTCCGCCGAACAGACCAACGGCTTTTTGATGATGGTAACCTTACCATTCTCCACTTGTTCGAAGTCGTCGTTCTGATCGCAGATCTCAAACGCGATCCGGATCTTCTTCAACTCCTTCGTCTCACCTTGGTAGGTGCTCTTTTGGGTTCCGAGGTCAACGACCGAATAGCAGATTGCCGGATGCGCTCCCGCTTCTACCAAGGGTCTTTCTTTCATTGTGTTCTCACTCAATACTAGTGCCATATGTGTATTCTCCTTTTATGGTTTATTTGGGTTTATCTGAGGTGAAGTCTGACGAATGTCTTTTGCGTGTGTGACTGCTGGCAACACGATCGGAAGACTATTGTTTACCAAATCGATCCAATCCTTAAATTTCATTGTGACGTGCCATCCTGTTTGATTCCTTCGATGACAGACGATAGGCGTCTTACCAGTTTTTGAATCGCTGGAAGATTGTTGCATCCAATCGTAAATTTTGGTTTGTTGACAGTACTTGACCTCGACGTGGTAGGGCCAGAATTCTGATTCGACCAGTACATCACTAGCTCCCCCATCCGGCGATCCGCAAAACTGCTGGGCGCGCCTAGCCTTCCATCCAGCCTCACTGAGCAGACTTGAAACTTCGCGTTCACCGCGCTTCCCCTTGTCGCGTGACATTCTCCCCCCGCCCATAGTGACCTCCTTTGTTCAAGATCACCGAACTCTGCCAGAAGCATGGCAGTCGGGTCAATATATTATTTTTAGGAATTATTAATTAGCTTGACTTGCTATATCTTCGATAAGCGCGTCCAGGCAATTGAGTCCTCTGGAGACGCGGTGCGGGTCGCTTTTATTTTGTTTGAATCAAATACCCACAGCAAATCTTTGTCCAGCGCGACCAGGAATATTAGGTCGATGCACTTGCCGTACTTCCTCTTGTCGACTCCGCGCCCGGTGCTGAACTTGTAGCTCGGGCCCCTTCTGCCACTGCTGTGCAATCGTGGAGATCCGCAAGACTTGACCTGGATTCTTTTGAATGTTCCGTCTTTCTCCGCGACAATATCGTACCCGGCATTGTCCTCAAATGGGGTCAACACGTTCCACCCGGAAGCGAGGAGTCCTGCTATTACTCTGGCGACTCCCACTGCTCCTGTCTGACGATTACCCGGTTGGAGCATTCCCGAAAAGTCGATATCTGTTCGAGACTCTATTCTGGAGACCATTGAGGAACTTTTTACGTTCCGGGTTCTGCTCCGCAAGCCTTCTCTCGTAGGTCATTTGCTCGACAGAAACGTTCCTCATTACCTCTGATGGGTTCAACCCTTCCAGGGCCTTGAGCGTCTGAGGCCCAAGCACTCCGTCATCCTTCACCCCGATTGCGCGTTGCAGAAACTTCGTGGCCCCTCCTACCCCGCGGTTGAATGCCAGGTCCTGGAAGAATGGTCGGTAAGGCTCAGGAAGTTTAGACGTGAAGGGCTTGGTATATTCTACGACGTATCTAGCAGCTGCGTCCCTGCGCTCCCCTGCTGGAAGATTCTTTAGCATCTCGGCGGCCGCGGGATGGTACTTGTCGTTGATCCCGGCGACCTCGTAGCTCCCGCCCATATCCCCGGAAGGAAGATTGTAGACCATGACGTTCCCTGACTTGTCCTTCCTGGCCTCCATGTCAACCGTTGCCAAGGCTGAGTCGTATTCGCTCTTCGGGGCCTTCGGCCCGATTAGGTTTTGGTCTTGCATAATGTTTTTAGTCACTTCGTCCTCCATTGCTCTTTGCGCTGTCTCTGCGCGGATATCGTCCATCGTCGCCGCGGACCGCATACGCTCAGACATTGCGACCAGGCGTTGCCCCTTCTCGTCGGTCCACCCCGCCCTCTGTGGCTCCTGCATTGGCCTGGACGCGTTTTGCCTGTCAAATTCCCCGGCCCCAAATGGGGTAAAATTTCTGCTTGCGCTTAGTTCCGGGATCTGTGTTAGAATGTTTTCCATGAAGAAAATCCTATTGTTGGTCGCTTTGTCACTCGGTCACTGTTTCGCCGGGGATCTCCTCCAGACCTCCGGCGGGGAGTACGCTGGGTACATTAACGGAAGAATGATCACAACTGCATCCGGCTCCTACGGAGGTGTGATTCTGAACAGAAAGATGATTGTGGATGCTGACAGTTCCTACGGAGGATTCGTCACAAGGGGCGGAACAGTTATCGACGCGTCCCAAAACACTGCTGGCTTTATCTCCAGATGGAGAGATGTTGACGTCGAGTGAGGTCATTTTTTGGCCTCCAGTTGTTTTTTAATTAGCCTAGACTTTACTGCTGATTCCAGGTTTTTGCCTTGATTGGCAAGCGACTCTGCAAGTCTTCTATTAAAGACAGCGTCTAGCCTTTTTGCCGAGGAGAGGACTCCGCGGGTTGGCTCAACAGGACCGCCAAGAGACGGTTTTGCTTTGCCTTCAGAGACTCCTGGCGCTTTTCCCGCTCCAGTAATATTTCCTCTGTCAGGCTTATTTCCTGCTCCCTCAAGGAGGGCGATTGCACCTTCATATCCATTGCGCACAAGTATATCCCGATATTCCCCGGTACGCAACAACGAAGAAAAGTCAGGAGTTTCGCCAATCTTCTCACCTGTCAACCCACCTTCTTTGACGATCTGCACCATGGTGCGCTTCTCTTCGGCAGATTTGCGCATTTCGTAAAGAGTCTTAGCAAATGACCAAACAGTTTCTTGGATCTCAGCCGGGGTCCAACTGTCTCCAGTTAACTCGCTCGCCTTTTGCGCAGCCTCCCGGACTCGACTCGACATAGCCAGGTATCCAGGGCCTTTTCCTGGATCTGATTTGGTTTTACTACCGGAAAACATGGTCTGCTCAATATCGGCAAACGTTGCCATCCATGCGTCATTGGTCACTTCGTTCACCATGTCGCGCAGATTGAGCATGAACGAATTCACCTTTGGCCCAGAGAGCATGATCTTTTCCGGATCTACGGACGTGAGTGCCTCGATCGAATTGTTCCTCCAGGCGCCCAGGACTGAATCAAGAGTACCGCTACCCTGGACGGACTTTGCCATGATATTCAAAATCTTGTCGGTTGACTGAGGGCGACCTTCTTTTACCCACAAAGTCCAAGTCTTCAATGCGTTGACCAGGTTGCTCTCTACGGAAGTCTGGGGAGACAGCGCAGCGAGAAGGGCCGCGAACCTTGGTGCGTCGCTGTCAAAAACGTCGATCAGTGCCTGGGTGCTCTTCCTGTACCACCCGCGCTTTGCCTCTCCGGCGATTGCGACCTCCGCAAATTCCTGTGCCGACGGTAGCTTCTCGCGAATATCAACAATCTTCTGTCCTGTATCCCGACGAAGTTTTTTCTGCTCGTCAGGAGTCATGAATTTGATTGCGGTTTTGAGCCCTGAAACACTCGACGCCAATTCACGTAACTTGTCCTCTTCGGTCGTGGCCGGGGCAAACTGCTTCTGCTCTACAGTCGCAGGAGCCAAATTCGCAGCCTGCTTCTGGTAGTCAAAGAAGAATCCTGTGCGCCCGGTATCGCGAGAGTTGGCAATACGGTCCAGGCGATAGGATTTGACCAGGCTCCCCTGGGGACGACCTTCGGTGGCGTACATTGGATTGGCGTCTTTGTTGGCAATGTTTGTGATTCCGAATAGGTAGTTGATCGCGTTGCGCTTATCAATACCGATCCCTGTCTCCCCTGGCCTTTCGTTAGCGTGGTTGTCCAAGTACTGCATGACGTCCTTCTCGTAGGATGCCAGGTCTCCGCCCCACACCTCGTTGATCCGGCCCTTGCCACTCCTGGCAAAATCAAGCATGCGACCGCGCAGAGCAGATATATCTACTGCCTGGGCCAAGATGTTTCCAGCCTTAGATAGGCGCCAGCCCAGGAATGCGATCTCGGATTGTCCAACCTTAATGTTGCCTAGTCCGCGCTTAACAGACTGAGCCCAGCTACCATCCTCGCCTGTGCCGACCTTTTGGTACCAGACCGAATATGTCCTACCCCCATGGCGACTATCTTGGAGGGCCTTGGCTACTTCCTTTGTAAAATCATTAAAACTGTCGAGACTGAAGAATCCCTCTGGGAGAGTATTCCCACCGACGTATGGCTTGCCGTCAGACTGAATCTTGACTCCAAACTCGGGGCTCCCGCGCTCTAGGACCACGTTGGGATCGTACATTTTGGCAACGTCCGCCACCCTGGCCCTGTCGACAGCAAGGATCGATGCCGGGTCTTTGGCTCGAACAGTACCGTCCGGGAACCTTACTGCGAAATCGTTCTCCTCAAGATTCGTCTTTCTGTTGCGAGTAAACTGGATTGCAGGATTGTTTGCCAAGTTCCTATTGCCAGGCCCAGGGACTAGCGTCACGTCTTTCTGTTTCTCGGCCTTCTCAAGACCATCCAGATACTTGTCACGGTCCCGGAACCATCTTGAGGTCAACTCTCGAAGCTGTTTGGACGGAACCATGGGATTGTCCTTAAATAGCGTGTCAATATTCGTCGGCTTGGGCCCTGTTGTGTCGATACCGAACTTATTCAAAAGCCTGCCAACAGGAGCCAAGAATCCTTCCTGGAGAGAAAGAAGATCTGTGCCTGGAAGAGTTTTGCGTCGCAGAGAATCCAGGTCTTTCCCGCGGAACTCGCCCACAAACTGTTCCGCCAGGACTTCGTCTGCAATCCAGTCCAGATCCCCAGCCCCAGGCTCGGACCTCTGAGATCCTTCGCGCAGTTCGTTTGCCTTTGCCCGAACCTCGGCCTCGGTTGGTGTTCCCCGACCCTGGCGCTCGCCCTCCAAAAGTTTCCTGGCGTACTCATTGCCAAATCTGCGAAGACCTTCTTCACCATATTCTGACATGACTGCCATTCGCCCTTCAGACTTATTGATCGCTGGTGACTTCATGATGGCATGCATGATCTCATGTTTAACCGTGTCACCGGAGGATCGCATGTCGTCCATGTTTACTAAAAGCCTTGTCGTGCCCGACTTATCCGGTACTGCCTTAACAACTCCGGCCGCGTTGATCCCGGCATTCTCAGGCATCATAAACGAGTCTCGACCGTGGAATTCAACCTGAACGTCAGGTGCCATCATCTGGAGTGTCGCGGCGTCTAGGAACGGTCTGTTATCCTTGCGGACATAGTCGGCAATCTTATTTACGTCCAAGCCAAGTTCCGCCTGCCTTGCGAACAGCCTGTTGACGTCGCCTTGCTTTGCGAGCGCTTTCTTCGCCGGGATCGCTGCGACTCCATTGACCGCTCCGCCAATCGTGCCGAGACCACCTCCGATAACTAATCCACCTCCGATCCCTTCTTCCTCCCCACCTGACGCAACATAGCCCAACCCTGCGCCGACGGCCGCAGATTTGACAGCGCCCTTGCCTGTCTCCAGGCCAAGTTCAGCGGCCCCTTGCGTGATCGGAGAAGATGCGATCGATGTGTTCGCGGCCTTTCTAAGCCACTCAGGATTCTTCTGATTCTTCGCTACGCGCTCCATGACGGTCATCCTGGACGGTCCTGTCATCGCCTCTTCCCCAGCGATCCGGACTGCCTGGGCTCCGCGTTCAGCGATCTCTGCCCCGGCCCTAACTCCGGCAACCTTGGCCCCGATTGGGAATGCCCCGGGGATACCTATTGCGGCCGCTCCTGTGGCAATTGCTCCCGCAGTCTTAGGTGCAGTTACGCCAGGCAGAACGCGCTGGATACCTTGCCCAACCTTTTCGACTCCAAGATCAATGGCTCCGCCTGTTGCCCTGGCCGCGGCCTCAATTCCTCCTGCAACTTTTGTTGTTGCCTTCAATCCCCTCGAAGCTAGTCCGGCTGCCTTAGCCTCCGGCCCAATAAATGGAACTGCAATGGTAGGATCTAAAAACATGCTTCCAAGCTCCGCAGCTTTCGGAGAAAATGTTCCCTCTGGTAGTCCAATAACGCTCTTGCCCTGTGCCCTTTCGGCGTTGATCTTGTCCATTGCTTGCATCTGGTAATTCTGATCAATTGTCTTTTGATTGAGATATGACTTGTAGTCATTTTGTAAACCAATTGCGCCAGCAGCCATGTACGGAGCCTTCTCAATAAACTTTGACGCTCCAGCTGCCATTGTTCCAAGGTCCATTGTTCCGCGAGCTCCAGCTTCAAGCACGGTCGTAGCAAACTTTGGAGACAATGGATTTGATACTGTTTTTAGGAGTTCCGGAGCACCCTGTGCAATCACAGGTCCAATATATTCAGCAGCTCCGATTGCGCCCTCTTTGATTCTACTCAGAGCACTTGGTTCAGTAGCTTTTAGAATCGAGAATTCTTCTTCGCTAGCTACAAATGTAGGATCGGATTCGTCCTGAGATCTCAGAAATGATGAGGTCGACGCCTCGTCCATGACAGGCTTAGAATCGACAAACGAAACTCCGCCTTGATACGCGTTGTGAACTAACGACGCCTCTTCTTGCGTGAATTCAAAATTCGGATTGTCACGATACTGGCGCAGCAAATAATTTGCTGCCTCCAATGGGTCCTTGATGATTTCGTCGGCCATGACCGACTATCGGTTTTGAATTACCTTGCGAGTACGAGGATCGTATCCTCCAAATCCGGATGGGCTCATCGGACGTTGCGCGGGTTGTTGTGGCATCTGTTGTTGCCCAGCCTGCCCGGTTTGTTGGCCCTGCGATTGATCGTCCTGGTTTGACTTGGGCAACTCGACGGTTCTTCCAGCAATGCTTTTATAGTCTTCGGCCCTTGCCTGCAGTCTTGTTCTCATGCTCTTAATCGCAGCGAGCGTCGTTGCTGTGGTTGGTCCTGTAATAGGATTATTAAAGCCAACGGATACAGGAGTTGTTCCCATTGGAATCGCAAACTTTCTGGCTGCCTCAACCTCGCCCTCTCTTGCCACAGATCCTGGATCAAGAACTTTAGCTAAAGACACTGCAAATAGATATGGAATCTGAGCCATTTTTGCTGACCCCTCTGGGTCGACAGTCTCATAATTCCCATACTTCTTAACATTATTTTCAAGTTCATCTGCCATGCGATACGCTTCTCGGATATTTGACTCAAACGCAAGATCTGCTTGAGTCAATTCCTTGCCCTTTGCAACAAGGGCCTTCTCCCCGGCGTCTGCTACGCTCATCATGATTCTGCGCTTCTCGGGGTCCTGCTCCATCATCGCCTTTTCTTTGTAGTACTTAACCTTGTTGACCTGGCGATCGACGTATGCGTCAACAAGTTCTTCTGGCAGTCCAGCTGGGACCACAATGCTTGTACCAGGAGCAGTCCTTGTCCCGGTTGTCTCTGAAAGCCTGTTCATTAGCGCAGCCTGTTCGACAGGATCGCTCGATGCCATCAATGCTTCTCCAACCCTCTTCGCCTCCTGCTCTGGATAGAGTCTCTGCTTGAGCATCTCAACTCGAAGGGCGCGATCTTGGTCTTCCATCGCCTGGCGAGCATCTTCTTTTCTGTATTCTTCGGCCTGAGATGGGAATGGAAATAGTGGTCTTGGTTCTGCCATAAAATTATTTTATCTTGCTGTCCATCCATTTGCGAATGATGGACTTGATTTTAGGTTTGTTGCGTATCGATTCCGCAATTCTTTCTCCGTACTCAGTGTAGAAGTTTCTTAGATTATCGGACGCCTTGGTCAGCATCCACTCCCTAAATTGTAGCCACTTAGGATTGTCGACTCCATAAACCTCTCTAGCTACCCAGCAGAAAATCCCCCCTGTGATTATTCCCTTGGGGGCAACACTACCAATTAAATTTGCGCCAGCATTCAAGTAGGACGGAAGGGAGTTAGCATTATTCGAGCTAGCCTGCGCCTGGACCTGGGCTCCGTATGTGCTAGCCAGATAACTGGATTGCGAACGATAAAGATCATTAAATGCCTGAGTAAGGGCGACAGGAATATTTTGGTCCACTGCTTGGTAGAACGGAGAGGCAGTAGAAGGTTGCTGATTAAATCCACCAGGTAACGCTTGATTGGCCTGGATGTACCCCTGCATCGCGCCCTGCTGTTGTGCTGTCCTGGCCTGGGCCAGGTTGCCAATGCTAGGTCCTCCGGCAATGAATCCAGCCGCGGCCCCAAGCCTGTTCTGCTGGATGCCTTCACGAAGTAATAGATCGCGAGCCCTGGCTGCCCCAGAGGTTTCGCCGGAACCAAGGAACTGTTGCGCGGCTCCAAACCGTGCCAGCTTGCGTTGCTCTCCGGCTGCCCCAATCTGCGCGGCCTCCTGCACTGCTGGTCCAAGGCCGAAAATATTGCCCCGGGCAGTCTGAGCCCCGCGGATTGCCTGCTCGTACCCGCGACGCTCTTCGGCCCCAATCGTAGATCCAAGTTGAAGCTGATTGATCGCCTCGTCCTCAATTGTCCTGCGAAGTTGTTCGGTTTCCCGGGTGGTTGTAGGCCCAATTGGTTGGCTTGCCATCTGGCGATACTGCTGGCCTAGGCTAACCGCGGTGCGATAAGAATCTGGATCGATCTGGTAAAGTTGTTGGGCTGCGCGCTCTTCGGGCAACTGCGCAAAACTGCGGAAAGACGTGATCTCTTTTAATCCCTCCGAACTGTCAATCCCGATTGGCTTAAAATTCTTTTGCATGTCTTGAGCGTCTGTGACCGCGCTTGTTACGCTCTTCAAGTCATCGTTAAGTTGCTTAATGAATACTTCGGAAGATGTGCGCCTAGCATCACCCGACGGAAGTCCGGAAAGAAGATCATTGGCGACTTTAATGCGCTCAGTGATCCCTGCAATTTGAGCGTTGCCACGATCAATCACGCTGTTCAAGCGAGAAAGTTTTGAGTTATTGTAATCGTCAACGATCTGCTGATCGGACACTTGGAAGTTTAACATCGTACCAAGGTCAGATGATCCATAGTTACGCCCAGCGGAGAGTTGAGCCAAGGCTTGGTTAAACTCTGGACCAGCGTTAGGATTTTGCATTCCACCTCCACCAGTAGTCAACGCTTGGATCTGAGCAGCAAGAGAGTTGCGAGTGTTTTCTTGGCTTGTCACGTCAGTAAGACGCTTCTCGTAGTTGTCTTGAAGGTTTTTAACTTTGGACTGCAATACGCTAACATTCGACTGGTTTATGGCATCAGTTAAATTTGTGTACGGATAATCTGGTATGGCTTGATCATAAACTTGTCTTTCTCCTGGGCCTTTGGCTGGACCGAGATTAAGAGTCTCAATGGAGCCATCTTCCTTAACCCTGTATCTTGGCGGGTACCTTGATAAATCTGCCATATTATTTAGTCCCTAGCGTTAATTCTGGATTGCCAATATTCGTTCCAATCGTTCTGTAAAAATCAACTGGTCCTGGTTGGCGGTTGAACGCTACGTTCTGCTCAACTGAGCTATATGGCGATGTGCCATAAAGACGCTCGAACTGGCGGGTCATTTGATCCCCTAATCCGCGGTTCAAGGCATAAGCCTGTGGACTCTGCTCGTAAGCCCTACGCAAGCCTTCCAGCGTTCTCTGGGGTCCATACTGACGCTCAAGTTGCATCCCGGCCTGTACCCCGGACTGTTGGTCAAGTGCTGACAATTGGCGCTCAAGGGAACGCTGTTGGGGCATGTACTGAATTCGTAGCTTGTTCTCTAGCTCGGCCATGCCGGGAGCCTTCTCCATGTACGTCTCAATGTTCGTCCTATACGCAGCCGCGTTGGCCTGCGCTACCGCATTCGGATCGGGCGGGGGAGGAGGTGCAGGAATAGAAGGTGCGCCACCCATTAGACCCTTGCCTTTTTCATAAAATTCATATAGTCATAACTCCTGTATCTTCCAGAACGATTAAACGTAATACGTTTACGAATGCCAAAACGCTCCCAAAGGAGAAGTAACAGGCACCTCAAGGACATAGCACCCTTTGAGGAGATCGTCAAGTCTACAAAGACATTGTCCCCATCCTCGGAATGGACGTAGTGGTCAGGCTTCTGGTCCTCTTTGAGGCACCTGGCTAGTGCAACCCCGGCAATGCCATTTGAGTCCTCAACTATGCCAACCATGCCTTGCTTCTCAAACCAACTAAACCAATCAGCTAGGTTGTGCCACATCCCCTCCGGCACTCCGGACGCCTCAATGTATTCTATAGCGGTCATATTACCTTCTGAATCTCGATCGTGTCCGGGTTGGCGGCCGCGACAATCTGCCGAATTGCCATCTTGTTTGCGGTGCTTGAGATCTTAATGTTCAGCAGGCGCCACTTTTCGTACTTGCGGAGATCGCTTGCAATCCGTTTCTTTACTGGCGTCGGTAGTGTTGCCGGGAGCACAAATGGAAGTGTGAGCACTGAACTTGCAATATTTAGCCCGGACTGAACGCTAATGTCTCCAGTGTCGACGTCTCTTTGAATGAAAATATTGGCATTGCTTGAGAACGAATCGTCAAAGATGACCTCGAAATGCGATCCGTATTTGGCGGCAAACGTATCTCCAAAGTTAAAGTCTTTTGTGCGAACATAGGAGTCATAGTTCGTCCCTGCATCCTGGTAATCTGACGATACCGTTCCAGCCGGGGACTTGTAGCCAGCATATTGTTCAATAACTCCGTTTACCTTCTTGAACATGGCCCTAGTTCCAGCCTGGTTAAAATTGGTAAGAGTAAACTGCATTATCTTTGGGCTCCAGGTCCCCTCAAATGCACCGAGTACAGTGTTGTAAACTATAAGAGTATCGTTGACGTTGCTCGATCCTGTCGGTACTGCCAGAAAATATCTATTGTCGTAGTAAATTGCTGTAGAAATTCTGATTGAATCAGTGTTGATGGTTTGGATAACGTCCTTGATAACTTCCGAGATTGGCACTCCTACCGAGCTAAAGTCGTCTGCAACCGAGCGGACTAAGGACCGGATTCCGTTGTCTGATAAAAACAGGATATCGCTACTTACCTGGACTGCAGTCCCGGATGCTACGCAACCAGTGTTATTCGATATGATGGACACGACCCAATCGGCTGCCGTCGTGGCGTCGCTAGGAATGTCCACCTGGAATACTCGGCGCTTCTTGAATACGATGATTCTGTTTTTATAGTATGGGACAATTGCCGTGATCTGGTCTCCGTCGTCTCCATTCACGACAATGCTGTTTGATGCAGCCCATACGGCAGGATCGAGAATGTCTGACGCGTAAAGAGTATTCCTTGTATCTCCAGACCCAACCGCAAAAAGCCTGTTCTCTGTATTGATTAAAAGCCTCAAATTTTGAGGTGGCGGACTTACAGTTGCCGTTGCCGTGGCTCCAGATCCATTACCAATAATTGTAACTGTTGGCGCGCCAGAGTAGCCATAACCACCATCATTAACTATAATTTCTGAAATAACTCCACTTGCAGAATTCACAACTGTTGTAAGCGTAGGGAATTGTCCTCCCCACTGCGGTCCTGTCACGATTGCCGTTGCGCTTGTGTACCCGGTTCCACCACTGGTTATCGTGATTGCCCTGACCTTCCCTGCCTGCCTTACCACAATATCTCCGTCCCAATAATGAAGATCACCGTCAGCGTCGGCTATGTACATCTTGTTATTAAATTGTGCCATGCTCACTTCGACGGCAGAACCAATAGAATATCCGCTAGCCCATTTTTGTGTACTCGTTCCAAACAGGCTTGTGTTTGCGATCCATGTTGAATCTGCCGGGTGTATTGTCGCGCTTCCTCCAGAATTTATGCTGTAGAATCTTCCGTTTGTCACGGTAAGCAATTGTGACGTCGATCCTGTTTCGTAGTACCGCATCCCGCCGATAGATCCTGTCCCGCTAGTAGCCCCGGTTGCAAAACTTGAAGTTCCGACCCTGGTCTCGAGGTTTCCCTTCGGCGAAAGGGTCATGTTGTACAACTGCTGTACTTGATTTTCGCCCAGGAGATCAGACTGCAATCCGCTAGCCTGGCCCCCGGTAAAATTGCGAATTCCGTCGAAGGACAAGACTTCGTCTAAATTGTCCTGGAAATATGGCACGGACTAAACCCCTATGTCTGTGATGCTGTATTCGCCTAAACTTGACGGTGTGATGACCTTTATTCCTCCGACCTGGCTCATCTCGTACTGAGCCATCTGCGCCAGGTCAGCATTCGCGGTCGATACCACTGCCTGAGCCTTAGCGTACTGACGCTCGCGTTCTAATGCGTCGGCGTGAGTAAGGGCAAGGACAACGTGCTGAACGTGAGGAAGGCGCAACTCGTCGGTAAGAGCGGAAGAGCTCGGAGGAAACTCAACAACATTATTCTGCCTTGTGACACAAGAAACTTTTTCTATTACCTTCAGCGTGGTTGTACTGGACGTATTGAGCAGTGGGTACAGATCGATCTCTGCAGTCCCGGATGTGTTCCGGCCCTTGAAGTAATATTGCGTAGGTGTTCCGGTTCTATCCGAATCAAGCAAGTCCGCGTCCTGACTGACAATCGTTTGAAGATCTACAGATAATAACTCGCTGTCTCCGTAGGCTACGGATAAAGGATTTTCGACAAGAGATCCAAGCGTCACCGTCCTGGTGGACGTTGAGACGGAGTATGTGGAATTCGTTATGCTTTCACGCCAGGGAGCAAAGTTCCAAACACGCCGATAGTTTAGCGATGCTGACTTTTGCAGGAATGTAAGCGTATCCGAGTCGGTCTTGCCAACCTTCTCGCCTGCGTATTGGGCGATTTCAGTTAGGGTCATTTAGCACCTCGGGCCAGACAGACTTTATCTCTTCGGGCGTAGTGCCTGGAATTGGTAAAAGTGTAACATCCCGAAGTTCTTGCTTTCTTGCTGAAATTTCAGATTGTTTCGCTGCATTTCCAGATTCAACTGCTCTCATAAACTCAATGTCAAGAGAAGCAAGAATGGGTTTGCGAGCTTCACGCCACTTGTTCTTCCAAATTGCCTTGGCCTTGTCTGGATTAATAATAATCATTCTTGGTACTCCCATGCGTTGCGGAAGGTGCGGTCGGATGGAATTTCAGAAACGTCCACAATCTTGTATGGAACGTTTGCAGGAACATCCTTGGCGGCCAGTTCTTCAATCGTATGTGTTTCAAGATATTCTTGAGTTGGAATTATTACTCCAACGCCTCCATCTTGTGTTTTGAATATAATTCTTTTCATAAATTAAGCAAAAAATACAGCATATAATTGCTCTATCTCTCCAGCCCCAGCAGTTACTCTGTATTGCAAACGTATGCTTGTGGTTGCCTGTGACCCTTGATAAACTGCAACAAATCCCTCTACAACAGTATTTTTATGATACCCGATAGAAACTGGTACTACTTGATTGGCACTTGTGAAGGCAGTTGTAAAATTTACAGTATAATCATTTGTTCCATTATCTAAAACACTTGATATATTTCCAGAAGCTGCAACTCCTGTCATTGATGCTGGATTCGTTACATTTTGTCCGTTAAAATGAACGTATGCTCTTGCACCATAAATGGGTGCAGTTCCAGCTTGCGCTCCGCTTAATTTTGCAGCAGTAATAGATCCATCCGCAGGAGTTGACGAAAATGTTCCAGTTGTGGCTGATGTAATTCTTCCCTTTGCGTCAACAGTTATGAATGGGATTTCTGTTACGCTTCCATAAGTTCCAGCCGTTGCTCCGCTTGTTCCAAGCGTTCCTGTTCCTTGGCTGATCGTGAAGTCACCAGCAAGGGTTGTAGAAAGATTGCCAATCGTTCCAGTTGTGCTTCTTAGCGTAGCAATCGTTCCAGTCGTGCTGTTAAGCGTGGTAACTGTTCCAGACGTAAAGATGCCTGCTGTTCCAGTTGTGGTTCCAGCCGTAAGCGTGGGAATTAAGGCTGTTGTGATCGTTCCATTCGTGATCGTCCCATTCGTGATCGAGGCCGCGGTCGACGTTGTCGTTCCGGCAATGAGGGTCGAGATTGTGCCGTTGGTAATGTTCGCACCAGTGCTGATTGTTCTGTTCCCGGTCGCAGTCCCATAGGTCAGATTTCCGGAAAGCTGTGCATTTACATATGTTCCGCCTGTCAGCGCGTCTTCAAACAGATTGTAAACCGTCGTCCGGTTCGCAGCTACTTGAGGACTTCCTATTGATGACGAGTCTGCGACAAGCAATAAATCCGACGTGCCTACAGTTGTCTTTTCTTCCTGGGTCGAGATTAGCCCGGCATAAATATTGGTCTCGTCAATAAGGTTATGAAGACCCGCAGCCGTGACCGTGCCGTTTGTTGCGAAATCAAAATTGCGATCGAGTACGTTTGCCATATTAAGTTGTAAACCTCAGTGCGGTTGCGAAGATAGTTCCTGCTGGAATTGTGCCGGTTGTTTGGGTGGAATTGAAAATTGTAAAACGCAATACACCCGCTGATTCAATCCTAAAGTCTTGCAATAATCCAGCAGGCGTTGCTCCAGTTGTAGATCCAATTGAATTTATATTGCCAATGACCATGTCGCCAAGAACAACTCCAGATGCCGCAAGCGTGCCAGTGCTTACATTCGATCCTGTTGTTACGTGGTCAATATCCAATACTGTCGCGCCAGCATAAGCTGCGGTTGCAAATGTTACCGCAGTAAGGCTTGGTCCAGATGCACCAACTTTCAGCGTGCCGACTGTTGCAAGTCCTGTATTGTTAATCGTCGTGGAGGCAATCGTACCGATCGTGGCGGTGCCAGTTGATGCGGTCAGGTGAGATCCAAAGGTTGATGCACCATCCACGGCAAATGTCCCTGTGCTCTTAGCCCCTGTGGTGCATATCTGCAACGCCGACACTCCAGCCTCGTCTCCACTTGAAATGGCTCGCATGGTTCCGTCGACAATATTGCTACCAAACGTCTTGAGGAGTTGGGTATAGCTTGTGCTAATTGTCTGTGTGCCAAGTGTTGCCATTAGTGATTTATCCTGTTTTTGACTAGGTCCCAGGCAACGGAAAACAGTAGCCCAGCGACCCCAGCAATTGCGAATATCCTAGAACGGAGGTGTTCCAGGGCAGAAACTCTATTTACCACATCTGCGTAGTTTGACAAGCTGGTCTCGACCATTTGGTAAAGTTGGACCTGACGCTCTTCCATCCTGGCCAGCTTGACCTCTATGCTCCACACCTGGTCTTCACTCATTGCGAGACTCCAGGTACTTTAGACTTACCGCAAGATGCACGACAGCGCCGACGACCTCGTCCCGGTCTCTTCCGTCGTCCACCATCCTCTTGATCGATCTGTTGACTGACAGGAGGTGCTTCACTGCTCCGATATACTTCGTCCCACTGGCAATCCTGTTGTTGTCCTCGGCACACTTCAGCGCCTCCTTGAAACAGGCGTAATCTTTTTCCGTCAGCAATAAACGCAAACTTAACTTGGTCAACAACATGGAGATGCGTTTGCACATGATTATCTTGCCTCCTCAACCCAATTCTTTACCGTATCAACCCAAATGTATTTCTTGCCATCATTTGGACGTTGAACTGGAGGAATCCAATTAAAGTTCTCATTTAGAATCCAAGATAAAAATGGCTTTTGAGATATGAACACATCATTTTCTGCGTCATATTTATAACCAATTCCAGCAAAGTTTTTTCTGAAACTTTTGCTATAAGATGTTTGGACAATTTTTTTATTTGGAAATTTTGGACTTAAAAAATCAATACCAAGCTGTTCTGATTCATTTCCATTGACTAAAATAGTTTCGTTGGAAACAACCACAACAGATTCAACAATGTTGTCTTGATTTAGAATTGCAAAATGAGCCATAAATATTATGTGGATACAACAAAATCATTTGTTGATGTAAATGTGTGGATTCTGTAATTTCCAGAAGTTGTTATAGTCCCTCCAGAACCTCTTGTTCCATAGGTATTAGTATTATAGCGAATAATCACAATTCCACTGCCACCATTATATCCATACCATCCAGTGTGATCACCTCCACCAGCACCGCCTCCTCCTCCTTTATTCGCTGCGCCAGCAGATCCACCTTGGTATGTATAGTCGTCACCATTGCCACCTCCGCCAATGCCGCCAGTTCCTCCAGCAGAGGGATTTCCACCACCATCTCCATAACCAGATCCACCACCACCTCCAGCGTATGTTACGGATGTTCCAGTAATTGAGTTCGCCGATCCGGCTCCACCATTGCCTCCGCATTGAAAAAAATTAGTCTGAGAATTATCTCCATTAGCACCAGCACCTCCTCCGCCGCCTCCAGATGATGTGTTTGTTCCTCCAGGTCCACCATATCCTCCGTTTTTTCCCTGTCCAGATGTTCCAGTTCCTCCAACTGTATTATTTGTGTTTGATTGACCACCGCCTCCGCCAGATCCTCCATTCCCTCCGACATAATTTAAGCGTCCACCATATCCACCACCTATTGATTCGTATCCATTGAATGAACTATTTGCTCCTTGTGATCCATTATTTAATGGACTTCCACCAGAACCACCAGCACCAATAACTACAGGCCAAGTAGAATTTGATACTGGTATATTTTCAATATATCTAAAACCACCAGCACCGCCTCCTCCACTAAGCGAATCGTCTGCTCCTCCACCTCCTCCGCCTCCAGCAATAATCAACGCATCAACAATTATTCCTGTGAATGGAGCCTCATCAAGCGTGGCAGATGTTGTATTTCTGCTTACCCTTGATTGACCAACAAAAACATCAAATACCGAACCCATTCTAGGTTATCTCCGTAACGTAAGCAGTTCCGCTTATTGCGTATATTCCCCTTAATTCAGTTGTAATGTTCGTTAGCGATAAAAGTTCTTTTTCTCCAAGTGCAAATGAAAAATTAGAAGAACTTACTGCGCTACTTCCAAGGCGTACATACAGAACATTTTCAGTTGAATTAAATATTGTTAATGCTTTTCTTGATGAATTTGATGGAAGAATTTGACTGCTTGTTGATGCAGTAAATGTTGTTACGCTTGCCGTTGATCCAGATGTTGGATTGGCTGTAATTCCGTCAGCAATGTCAGCCTGGAGTGTTGTGAGTAATGATTCAATGTCTGTTAAATTTGCATTAATAGACATGGTTCCGCCAGTAAGGCTAGAGATAATCTCCTCTATCTGGCGGCCCATGATTTACTCCTTACGGAAGATCTTTGTACAATGCGAACGGTCCACCACTAACATATATAACGCGCGTGATATCACCGAGAATCGATGAACCATGCCACAATGCTACGTTTGTGTATGCCGTTCCGCTTACAGTAAGACTGATCGTCCCGGTAGTTAAGGCTACGACTCCATCAAAGTTTCCGTCACTTGTTCCAGTGGTGGAAATAATTGCCGTCCCCGCCTCGCCAAGGACGAGTCGAGATGATACGCGTGACATACAGTTTAGCTGTAGACCGGGATCTTGTACGAAGTGCCGTTGAGCTTGATGGTAATTCCGAGAGTGGATGTTCCGGATACGAACGTGCCGGTCGTTGCAGTCGTTGTGAACTCCATCGCGGTGGATTCCAGCCCAGAATTAATCCGGACAGGCTTACCTTTTGCTTTTAATTCGCGGCGAATATTGATTTGACTCATGGATCTAATTTCCTATGTTTTGCCCAAACTTGTTTGATTGTATCGGCTTTATGTTTTGGGCGGAACTTGGAGCCGAGTTTTTGTTCTAGTGCGTGATAACCTTTTAGAATGTTGCGACCGTCCATGGCCGCTGGATGATATGCTGGTTCTGAACCACAATTAACAAGTCTGAAGCTGGAGGGAAAGTTGCGCCGTTTTAGTTTACTCGGGACATTGTCCCTTTCATCCACCGGACGCTCGAGCGTTACAACGCCCCCTGTGTCCCTGTCTTCGTACTCGTAAAGTGGCATCAGTCCATCATCTCCCCACCGTCCATCTTGACGGCTTCATTCCTAAGACGTTCGCCTTCGGTTTTGGATTCAGATTCCGGAGATTCTTTTTCAATCTCTCCTTCTGCCTCGCTTACGCGAACGACTGCAACGCCTTCTTTTATTTCAACAACTTCTCCGGTCAAATCAATCATATCGCCAACCACAGGCTCGGCCTGCTCAGTCTCTTGCGAAATGGTTATATTTTTGATCGGAATATTTACAGTGCTAGCCATTTTTGACCCCTTGCTTTTAGGCTCGGACCCGGGGAGGTTTTTGCCTCCCCGAGTCTTTGCCGAGGGCTCGATCATTAATACGATCGCGCCCATGTTAATTAGCTGACTTCAGAACGGCTAAACACGATGCGGTAGAACGCTGGGTTCAGAACCACAGATGTGTAGTACGTTTTGACAGCGACCGAGGTTACCAAATCCAGAGGGTCGGACTTGTCCGGACCTTCTGCAATCAGAACCTTGGGGCTATAGGGCGAGTCGCCAGTGAGGCTAGGTACGCCGAATGCCTGGTCACCGAGCACAATGTTCGCCAAGAAAGGCGCAGTGCTGGAGTTGTAGGACGCAGCTGCAGTGCCAGAGATGGCATTGGCAGAAGCAGAACCGAAGGACAGAATGTTGTGCGACAACAGAGTCTTCACTCCGTAGTACGTACCAACTTCACCCTTCAGCAAGCTGTCCACGTTCGAGTAGCGATGCGCCTGGATATAGTCGTCATCGTTGAGGATCGAACGAGCAGTACGAGGATCTGCAACCAGGATGTATCCACCCTTGATTGTAGGAGCCTTGTCAACTCTGAGAGCAGTCACGGAATCGAGCAAGTCGAGTGCCGTGAAGGCCGAGTTAGCTGCTGTCGCGGCAATGAATGCCGTTGAGTTGCTGTTCTGCGCGTAGCGGACTGAGGTCGACAGAGTGCCAGTTCCGGAGGTAGTTCCGGTCGTGAGCACACGGTGAACCAATGTGTCGGCATGCAACGCATGATCTTCTGCCAATTGAGTCGTGGCCTGTGCCATTGAATCAAACAAGTTTGTGGCTTGCAAGATGTCGGACATTTTGACCAAGCTGGCAAACTGTTGCAATGACGCCTGTACAGTCGACAGTGTCAATTCACGTTCGTTATTGCCAGGGTTTGTGCCTTCTGACGTTACTTCGATGATCTTGCTAATGCTCGGGTTGTCATAACGGAAGAAGCGAATCTGCTTGTTGCCGTTCTTCCGAGGAAGCGCGGCTTTCATTCCGAATTGTTCCATCTGAAGGATGGGCAATTGACGTTGGAGCAACTCTTTCGAGAAGTACTCCTGGTAGGCCGTTGTGAGCGAGCCAGAGGTTACTAGTGCCATATAATTTTATCTCCTATGTCTAAACCTTAGTTAGCCTCGTCAAATTCTACTGCCATTCGGCGGAGCTCGACGCCTTGTTCAGCTACGGATAAATCCTTAAACTGTTTCTTAGGCGCCGGGGTTGACGGTGAACCAACTCCAGGTTGTAAACGTTTTTTGAACTCCGCATTTTCTTTGCGGAGTTTTTCGACTTCATCTGCTAATCCGGTTGAGTTATCCGTTTTCAGAGCAAGTTGCGCGATCTCGACTGCATCGACGATGCCGTCAGGATATTGGCGAAGGACTGCTTTCGAGTTAAGTAATTCTGCTACTTTTTTATGCAGGCTTGAATTTGAATCCTTTAGATCTGGATGTTTGTCAACCAATCTGTTCAGATTCTCGTTCCAAGCCTTCTCGCCCATCTCCTTGACTTTTCTCTCTTGAGATTGTACCTCGTACCTTTCAACCTCTTGAGCTCTCTTGTCGGCCTGCTCGGCTAGGTCTTCTCTGCCCTCTTCCCGGAACTGCTTTGCAGCGTTTCGGTAGTCGGTTGCGTCGAACTTGCCTATCGGTCTCTCCTGGTCTGCCTTCCGGGCCTCATCACGTTCGCGCATGAATTCCTGGCGCTCACGTTCCAAGCGTTCCTTCTCAGCCTTAGACTCCGCCTTTGCTTGCTGAATAGCTTCCCATTCCTTCTGCTGGCGATTCTTTAGCTTCTCGTACTTGCTGGGTTCCTTGGCCTTGTCGGATGACTCAACCGGACTCTCAGACTCTATCGTTGTTAAAGAACTATCACCTTTTTGATCCACGACTTCGGTCGTAGAAGGCGAATTTTCTGTTTTAGGTTCTGTCGTCGACGTGGGATTCGACTCGGTATTCTCCACTGGTTCCGACGTTGGTGCCATCTCCGGTTTTGCTTCCACTTTATCTGGAGGGATAATCCCATCCTCAATCATGGCCGCTCTTCGTAGTGACTCCGCTGTCAGTTCTATTCCATCACCCATGCTAACCCCTTTACTCCAGCCCCGAGACGGTTAACGATCCCGGGCGGGATTGTGACTAGTCTTTGTACTCCGCGGGTAACCTCTAGTCGTCTGCCCCTCCCGCGGGATGAGTGGCATCAATTCCAAGGGAATCGATTACTGCCACTGCAGATCGGAAACCTATTGCAAATCCACACGCTGTCAAGTCGCCTTTTTGAACTGCGCTAGAATCCTGTCGAATTGTCATGTTTCTAAGGATCGCTGCGAACCGGACCCCATGCTCGGATCTCATGAAACTGCCAAGTGCCCTGGCGTCGTCCCCGGTCCATTCCGGCTCGTCGACCCACCTGGTAAAACGTACAAAGTTTAAGATTGCCCTTAGTCTTGTCATAGAATGCTTTCCGTCGAAAAACACAAGTTGTATACGTTCTCAAACTTGGGTTCCTCGTCCATTGGTAGTTCTTTCGGCTCCTGACTTTCAATCAACCAACATCTATACCCAATCTTTCCCATGACCTCCCGGACGTCGCGGTAGCTATGTCCCATTTGGGCTAGCCCGAAATTGTTTATCTCAAGCGTAACAATCGGCATATTTTTTTTAAGCAGATCGATCATTCCGTTTAGCGCCATGACCTCTGCCCCTTCAATGTCCATCTTGATGAAATCCACCTTACCGAATGAGTCGTAATGATCCAGCGCAATGGAATAAGATATAACTTTCTGTGGGGATAGCCTGCTCTTTTCGTTAAAGCTATGCTTGCCACAATCCCATAGAGAGTGACCACCGTCGTTATCCTGGTTAAGCCAAAACTGCACAGGGCCAGAGTCGTTTGAGATTGCCCAATTGTGGGGTCTTATGTTTCTAAAGTTATTTAACCCGGCATTCATTACCAGCATGGAATAGTTGTCCGGATTCATTTCAAAGGAGTAAACTCCACCATCCTCTCCAACCAGCTTGGCTGCGATCATGCTGAAGAACCCAACGTGGGCCCCGGCATCAATAAACGTATCTCCGCGCTTTAACTTTCTAAGGATTAATTCAAACAGCGCGCCCTCGTATGCGACGCCCTTTTCTAGGTGCGAACCAATATATTTCTGGCTCGTCTTTGAGTAATCTAAAACTATCTTAACAGGACCGTCGGAAACCCCTGGTAGGTCAATATTGAATATCTTGGACGGTTCACTCACACCATCGGTTGTTGCATGTTTCCTGGCATCTGTCCAGCCATTTCCGGGGGTGGTAGTTGCCCCTGCGCGCCCTGCAATTGTTCCTGCTGTTGCTGTTTTGCTTTGTTCATTTTCTTGAGCTCGGCAGTAATCGCCCTGGCAGTGTTCGGATCGATCTGTTCGAGCGCCTGCAAGTGCTGATCCAAATGCTGACCAATCGCCTGTGCCGTAGCCTGGTCGACCTGGCGGAATCCTTTTTCGGCCGCCTGCTGAAAGTCAAAGATGATCTCAAGATGGGCCCGGTGATCGTCGGTAGGTTTGATCGCAATCGGGAACGCGGTCGTCATCATCGCGGCGAGTTCCTTCGCCTGCTCTTCCCTCTGCTCCTGCTGGTTCATCATCGGGTCCTGGACCAAGCGACGTACCAGGCTCGGATCGTCGAGCTCGAGCACAGACTTAACAAGTTCAGCCTGGTTGATGAACGGAGACTGTCCGAGCAGTTGCATCCGGGCTACTGCCTTTTGAAGCTGGAACTGGCGAGTCTGGAAATCGTACCCACCCTTTGGCATGATCGAATACTGTTCGTGCAATGCTTCCGGCGGGACGGTCCCGGTATCTTCTGCATAGCGGAAGTTCAGATCCTTCTTGTCGTACTGCAGATAGATCGACCAGCACTGACGGAACAGGCGGCCTAGCGACATGCGGAAAAGACGGTTGCGTAAATCAGCACCCGCGGACCCGGTGTTCACCAACGCTTGAATTTCAGTCGCTGTTTTTCTGGAGCTACCAGGTTCCGCGGGATTGTTGCCGACCCCAAAATCGATCGTTCCAACCCTCTGCTCCGCCTCTGCACGTTCGTCGTACATAACGCGCATGAAGTCCATTGGAGGGGTCGTCATCTGCACAGGCTTGATGCCCTGGGGCAGGATCTGCCCTGGTTGCATCTTGAGATTCGCCATGTTGAGAGAGACAGGATTGTCGGCCTGGAACAGCGGACGGTTCGCCAGTTCCAAGAAGTCGAGCATGGAGTTTTTCAGCTTCGCCAGGGTCATCTCATTCGCAGCCAGGATCTCGGCGACCCCGCGTGACGAATAGAATCCTCCGTTGGTCAACTCATAGCTAAACTCTGTGAACGGACACTGTTTGTGCTTGTATGGAAGAACGAAATCTTCACGCACAGGCTCCATGGTTGCCAAGGGCGAGTATGTGGAAACGTTCCACTCGTCGTCTTCGTTCCTGGTGTAGATCTCCCAAAGGATGATCCGGTCCGGGCGAGAGTCGTAGGTGATGCCTTCACGTTGGTAAACGGCTTGTTCTTTTTCGGTATTGATGCCCTCAAACTTTGTCCCGCGTCCGGCGATCCTCTTAATGAAGTCCTCGTCCTGGTTGTAGGCCGCGACGCGCTTGTACTGGTCAACGGACAGGACCATGACGTGACAAAGGTAGTCGGCGTCGTCCAGGGCAACAGTCTGGTCCGGCACAATAAACCTGGTCGGATCGATAGCTTGGAAAATGATCTCCTTCTTGCCCTCGTCCCAAATGGACTTGAGAACGGAACGACCGAACAAAAGCATGTCGTCGATTAGGCGAACAATCTCAAATTGGAATGCGGTACGCTCCCGGATTTTGTAGTCGAAGTAACGCTCCGCAGTAACGGTGAGTGGGGCCAACTGCTGGCGCATAGGAACAAACCCAGCGACGACGTCGTTGCCCAGGGCTGAGTTGACGTAGTTGGGTTTGAGACGTTCGATAATGCGATCAATCAAGGCAACGTGCATGTCGGCCGCGGTGGGCCATGGCTTAACCTTCCGACGCATTCCAAACGTTCGCATCTCATAGAACTGCCTTTGCCTGGCGTCCCATGTCGCACGGTTCTTCAGATCCCGGAGGATGCGCGTATGAAGTTCGTTATTGATTGGTTCCATTGTTCCTTGTTCTTACTTCGTATTCTAAATCGTTTACCGTGTTGATTGCGTCGTATGCCCAGGATTGAACGTTGGGGGTAGATCTTGTGACTTCTTCAAACCTTGGGTCGTTCAGAAGTCTGTCCGCGTTCCCCGACGTCCTCACCACCGGACTTACGGTTGCGCAACCACCAAGCGCTACCACTGAAAGAAGCGTCGATGCGATTGCGAGCGTCAGACCACTCTTTCCTAATTGCGGACTCATTGCGCTCACGTTCCCCGGGGAACAATCCTACAATTGCCTTGAGCAATTCGATGAGAGCGCCGATCCACGAAAACACAAAATCTTATTTGGCGTCGGCGGCCTTGATCAGTCCGATTCCGGCGATGATCGCGGCGATGAGTGTTCCGAGCTCAGGCACTTTGCCTGTCTTCAAAAATTCCACCCCCGCTCCAGCTACGGCTACTACGATTGACAAAACTCCAGTTGCAGTTGTTTTCCAGTTCATGTTTTATTCCCCCTTTTATCCCCCGGCATCCCAACCGGACATTTCAGTGTCCGCGGACGCCTGTTTCATTAGTTCAAGCAAAGATGGACGCGTGTATGCCATTGTCAAGTCGTAGTCAAGCCCCGCGTTGTCGCATGCCATGACAACCGCGTCGGCCCTGTCCGGAGACGCCACTCCGCGGGACCGCATTGCGTCTTTCGACTCCAGGCCCAGCTTTCCGCGAGACGTTGCCTGGGCTCTCCTGGTCACTAGCTGGCTTTTAAGAATGTCGTCCTCAGGAAGGATGATGTCGCAAGTTTCAATCTTCCGGGCCAGCCTGTGCCACATTTCCGAACCCCTGTTCTGGTAGGCGTCGCTGTCCCTGGCGTTGCCACCAAAGTTTACCCGGTTCACGGTCCATCCGGCTTCGTTCAACGCGTCGCACATTGGCAGACCCAGGCCCCCGGCGTCGGCGAATACTTGTTCCGGCTTAACCCCGGCTTTCTTTAGTTCCATGATGATCCGCCCGACCGTTGCCATCGTATCCCTTTCGCGCCATGTGATCAGTGGGAGGATTCGGTTCCCTTCCCGGATCGCGATCACGTTCTCGTCGCCACCCGCGGAAAAGTCGATGCCAGCCGCTCTGTCTGTCCCATTAGGGACAGGAGGGTTGTTTACGCAGTTGTCGTAGCTACCCAGGCTCACGACCAGGCGCTCCTCGCCAAGGTCCATGAATTCCGCCTTGAGCATGGACTGAGTGAACGGACTGTTGACCCCATACCGTTGCTGGATCTCTGAAATGTATAGCGGACTTATGTGTGGACAGTCCCAGGCAGTTGCCCTGGTCTTTTTCCACAGATCTGCCTCCTTGGTAAAACATCGGTAGAACTGACCCACCGGGGCCCCTGGCGAACTGGCGACCAGGAGGCGGGTAGGTTGGCATCGAAACACTGAAACGTAGATCGGGTCCTGGACGGTCTTGGCCTCGTCGACAACGTACATGAGTGGAGCGGTTTCATGGTTCGCAGCGTGAAAACCTTCCGCCCGGCCTGCTGACTCGTTGTCATTGCCTGCTGTAAACCCCAAAATTCGGCTTATACGCCCCGAGGCATGCTTGAAACGGATTTCCCCACTGGTGACCTCAACCATGTCGCCAAAGGGCCTTAGAAGGGCTTTAATCGCAGGCCAGAGCACGGATTCGACCTGGCGATACACTGACGCGGTAACGACAGACAAGGACTCCTCAAAGCACACCATGTGCCAGACCAGGGCCGGGGCGATGACGTTTGACGTCTTGCCGGAACCGTTCGCAGCCACTAGCGCTACCCGGCTATAGATTGGGGCCAGGTTATTCATGACCTCCTTTTGCCAGGGGTACAGATTTAACCTGAGCACACCATCCGCGAATCCTGCCGGGGTAGCTTGTTCGTCAACCTTCGATGCCGGGCCGGGTTTCGATGACCCCTTTTTATTTTTAGCCGAATTTCTGTGGGGGGTCGCGCGCGCGCGCGCGCGTGGTGGGGGCCCCCCCGGGGGGGTGTCGTGGGGGGTCACGATTGTTTTGGGCGTCGTCTCCACAATTTTATTGACTCCCAAACCCCATGTAATATAATTCTAATATTGGTTGTTTCATTTGTCGCACAATGAGTCTTGTACTGAATTCGGCTCGGAAACGGTCTTCGATTGCGACTTCCCCGCATACTTAATTTTGTTCGCGTTGACCAGGAGCGCCGCGTCGGCCGCGGTAAAATGCACGTTCGCCACTGCTCCACCAACCTGGACCCGGGACTGTTGACCGAAGTGCTCCTGGGCCCTGCGCTCGATGCGCCAGGCAGCCGCTTGCCAAGTCCCCTTTTCTGCCGCCCTGTCAATGACTTCCAGAGCACGCGTGATGTGGAGTGACTCTGCTTTTTTTAAGCGTTCGCTGATGTGGGGCCTGGCGGATAGGAATGCTGATAGCGTGGACTTTGCAATTCCCAATAGGTCCGCAATCATTGCATATGGGAACCCTTTACTCAGTGCAGTCTCCACAATCGTGATGTGCTCTTCAGTAATCTTGGGCAATCCCCTGGCGCCTAGTTCAACGTCCGGGATGTAGTTCGGAACTTCATTCATGAGTCTGCGCTCTTTGTCCATGCGCTTCTCATCCACCTTCTCAATCTTCTTCTCGGGAACGCGCAACCTCATCCTGCGCTTCTTTTGCCTCGGCACTATGGCCGGGATTGGATCAGAGGCTAGATCCCTTGGACTCGTAGTAGTTGGCAAGTCGCTGGAGCTTCCAGATGCATTCATTTACTAATGTCTCCCCAACCTCATCGCTACATCGACGCCTTGAATTTGTGAGCAAGCGCCAAAAAGATCCACAAGCGCTTTTGAGCTTGGCGTTTTCTGCAATGATTTCTTTAACTTCACCTTCTTCCACATCAACAATCCTCCCGGTAGGGACTGAGAAAACCATGCGGCCGGGAACCACTTGCACCCCTCCCGGCCGCGACTAGTTCCCCACCCCACCCCTTTGAACTAGCTCGCCACAAGGTATTGCATGTCAAACATGGCGCAAGCCCTTTCCATTTCACTCATCTTTTACGGAAAGAAAGCAAAAAGGCATATGGTAAAACTGAAAGACCCCCGCGGTTGGAGCGGTACCGCTAGCGAAGCGAAGCGGGGGAACTTTAGTTCCCCGCTCTAACAAGGGGTCATTTCACCATTATATATATATAAGGGGAACGAAATGGTGAAACAGTGTAGAACCCGGGTTTAACAGAGTAGGGCGAAATAGCTGTTTCTAGAACTTTCGGGCTATGTTTCAGTCCAGTTTGATGGGTCGAAACGATGCCACCGGGAGCTCTTTCCCAGCCCAATTCCTATTACCTTTAGGCGCCCCACCCTTCTTACCATTAGCGATCGATGCCCTGGCCTTAGCCTCGGACGTCACCTTGCCGATCCTGGACGCGAATAACGCCACTGGGACCGCTACCTTACAGTTAGGACATTCGATTGATTGACTCATTCCTGTCTCCATTCTTTCCATTCTTTCCAGTTCTCTACATTCCATTTCAGTAACGTTCTATCCTTTTGGTTGCAAAAGTAAACAAACCTATGCTTCCTGGTCCGCGGAACGATCACTGCTTCTTCCATGGTCCGCGAGTGCCTGCTGTGCTTGTTGCCTACCACCTTGTCCCCGGAAGATCTCTTGTCAGATAGTCCGGTATATATCCAGTTCGTTGCCGAGTAGATCATTCCATTGTGCCCGGCCCCGGTATCTGCATAGCTAACTAGGATCAAGTACGGCCGCAACTTCGACAACTCACGAATGCTCCAGGATATAAATCTGCTCTCAGAATTCTTGGGGCACCGATCGTCGAGCCACAGTCTATTCAACTCGTAGACCCTGGACGCATTCTCTGCCCCGCATATGCCCCTGCACAGATGGTGCGACGCGGGTTTGCCGAACGAGATCACGCCCAGCAGCTCACTGCCATGGAAGCATCCGAACGACCAGTTGCACGGCACGGCCCGGTGCGCGTAGTGGTTTGCAACGACTACTTCATTCATCATCTTCGACCCTATGGCCCGGAATTTAAGTTGGAGCGCAGAGGTAGGAATTGCACCTCCGTTCTCCCCTTGGAATAGGGGAAGTTCTACTACTGAACTATCTGCGCGTAAACTCATAGACTTTTCTTGGCCTTCCTCGCTTCCTCCAATACCTTGTCAACTCTCTCCACCGATTGCCAAGGCAAAATGGTGTGTCTGCACCTTGGGCATCTTTCCAGATCAAGGTCTTTAATAGTTTCCCCGCCTATATGGTAGTCCTCGACTATTGCCTCGTAAGTTCCTTTCCAGCATCCAGCACATAAACCCTTCGGCGGGAGCATCCCATTCTCCATGGCGAGTTCGTCCATGCCCTTCAGCATTCTGTCCGAAATGTCAGAAGGTCCGTCCTCAAGCCAACAATCGTCTTGGGTTACGCAGAGCGTGTAGGTTTCCTCGCCCCAACGGAACTTTACCTTGTTCACCATGTCCCCATCTCATCGATGAACCCGATCGTCCTGTCCCGGCGTTCCTTCAACACTGCCAAGAGCCTGTCCGTCATGTCGACCTCGAACAGCAGGACATTCCCGCCTATGCAACTCCCGCACCTATTGAGGTAGGTCAGGATCTTCGGCTTGTTGGTAGCGTGCTCATTGATCTCGCAGATTCCGTAGTCGTTCCCGGACCGATAATACTTTCCCGGGACCATCTGCTCGAACGTCAGTTCACCTTCCTCTTCAGCGTAATACTTCATGGTTTCCTTTCTGTGGACATTAGCCACATAAACACGGTGCATAGAACTAGGCAAGGGGTAAGCAGGATTAGTTCAGTCATGCTTTCTCCAAAACTTTAAGTATTTCATCCTGCGCCTCTCGAAGTGTTTTAGTTACCGTAATCAAAGTATCTTTTTTCGTGTAATCGTAGTGACCTCGATATATCCACCATGCAGTCTGAGAATGGAAATTCTGTCCAAACGAACACGTTCCTTTGATTATTATGAAGTCCTCAAATGCATACCCAAATTCGGTGTAAGCACTCTTAGGCTTCAGTGGGTTTCCGGGATGAAAAAAACTAACTTTCTTTAGGGTGATTTTGTTGTTAGCAACGTTGCTCATGTTGGTTGGTTCTTTCTTGGTTGGGGGTTAGCTATAGATCAAGTTATTGATTCGACCTGACAGCAAGAGAAGTGACGCCTCAACATGCGCAAGATTTTCAGCAGTTGGGTTAAAACAGAACTTCTTGGAGTCAGAAACAATGTGAGGTAACTGATCCGCAAGAATTCCCAATGTGCAGGAGACATTGATCTGAGAGTTAAAATCGCGACGCTTAAACTCAGGATTGGTTGGTTTAAGAATTTCCTTTTGGAGTAAGGAAAGGTTAGTCACTTTTCTGCCGACTTTAATCCCGGCGAGTTGGATTTTGGTTTTGGTTGCTGTGTTGCTCATGTTTAGAAATTAACCCATCTCCTGGGTTATGTCTACAAGTATTTTCAATACAATGCGTAAGTTGTTGATATTGAATGAAATACTTTTTCTAAAAACCTGGCGTCGGAACGCGGTAAACCTCTCCAAACTGCGATTTATCCTTCAGCAACTTACCGGACTTTACAAGGCGCGTGAGGTATCTCGACAATGTTCCCCTAGGAATCCCCATCGAAGGATCTGCTTTCTCCCAAACCTCCTTGAATGAAGATCCCTTTTCCTTGTCAACGCATGCCATCACCTCCTCGTCCTCGTATGCCTTCTTCGATCCTTCTGTTGGTCGCGCGTCATCCGGATTAAATTCTGCTGTGCGCTTCATCAGCGGAAATTCCCACTGCACGCAAAACGGATCGATCGGAGAAAAGTCTCTCATCGTCGGCTCCACGATCAGCACATTCTCTTCCTTGTGAGGATGCATGACAAAGATGCTGTCCGGGTCCCGCGCGAATACGGTACTGCCAGACATCTTATCAAACCCGGCCCTGTTGCCGTGTCCCTTGCTGAAGTGATGCCCGAACACGACGCTCGCGTTGGTCTCAACCGCAATGCTATCCACCTCGTTCATTAACGTTGCCATCTCTCCGGCGCTGTTCTCATCTCTCTCTCCGTACAGCTTGTAGATCGGGTCAAAGCAGATCAGTCCAAACTCTCCGATCCGTAGCTGGTCGATGATCTTTGGCCGCAACGCGGTCAGGTCCGCCGAGTGTCCGCGTAAGTTCCAAACAAACAACTGGTCGCTAGGGATCTGAATTCCCATGGCCCGGCACACCGATCTGATCCGCTCCCGGAACGAGTACTGCTGGATCTCAAAATTGATGAACAGCACCCGCGTCTTGCGAGTGGGCATCTCCCAAAACTTTGTGCCAGACGCCACACATATCGCCAATTGCAACAGCGTCCACGTCTTCATGCTCTTGCTCGTCCCGCCCAGCACCATCTTGCAACCGCGGTGCAGGGCTCCGAATATAATCTCTTCCGGCTTCTCAATCGGTAATTCGTCCAGGGCCCCAGCCTCCATGATGAGTGGGAGATTCCCACTTCCCCATGGCTTGCTGGCCCCGGCCAGGATGTTCCTAATATCTTCCGGGCATGCGTCCTGTTCTTCCATAGCACCGAGCGCCTTGAGCGCAGCTGTGTGCATGTTCCGCATGCGCGTAGTCTTCCGCAACCTTGGCAACCAATAGTCCATCTTCGACGCGGACGTGATCGATCCGGACATAATCTTCAGACTGAATTCGTGCACATACTTCTGGTGTTCCTTCGCCACAAACTCACCCATAGCGACAGCGTCAGGTGGCACACCGTCCCTCAACCCCCGGGCGACGCACCGGGCTACTGGTTGGTAGTAGTTGTGTGGGTCGAGGATCTCAGCCTTGTTCCTGTCCAGGATCGTCGGGTCAGTGAAGCATGCTGACAGCACTGCCCACTCTGCTTCGTTGTCCCGCGGTGGTCCGTAAGAGTCCGGGTTCATTTGTACTGCATCCCCCACATTTTGCGCCAGGCGGTCTTTCGCATTTCGATTACCACCTTCCACACCTCATTCGGGAATAAGTAGCACTTTGTCACCTGGAACTGCTCTGCCAGTTCACTCAATTCTCTTGGCACTTCAGATCGGAAATCTTCTAATTTCATAGTCAACTCCGGTTGGCAAACTTGCGGTTCTCTCCAGCCCAACATTGTTTTGGTGTAAGCAGTGACAAACGCCTGGACAAGTCTTTGTGCCCTATGCCGACCCCAGAGATTGCAAGCCAGATCTCCATTGACTTTCCTTTGATCGCATCGACCAGGTCATGAACCTCGGTTTTGCTTTTGTATCCATCCCCATTTATCAGGCGGCGCTTAGGCATCTTCATCGGAATAAGTCCGTTTAGAATCTCGCGCCGATTAAGCAACTTAACATCTTCAATCATCCGGATAACGACCTCTCCGGCCAGCTGCCTATATCTTTCTTCTATGTCTCCTTTGACGTGTCTGGTGGATTGCATGGTGGGGTTCCTTTCGTTGGGGTTGT